CTTTGTATGTAATCCAACGGTCTTCCGTGTAGAAATTCTGGACATGAGAGACAAACATCCGGCCGCGTTCTCTCAATAGATGTGAATAGTTCCTTATTTTCCCGCGCATCATTGTTGCCGCGCGTTCCAGAAGAGCGGCAATCGCTTTATAGGCAAGCACGTTACTTTGTGTCTGCGCCTGATCAAGGTCAAACGTGCCGGCAATCATCAAAAACAGTTCTTTGAATAACTGGATTGATTTTTCGATATCAACACTGGACTGAGGGACTTCAAGATATCTAATTCCCGCAGCCGTCTGTGCGCTGGTAGGGTTGAGGATCGCCGGATATGCGTTGAATGCGCTATTTTGAACACCTGAATCAAGCGGATTGATTATTTTCTTCCTCGCTGATTTGTCCTTTTCCATAATTAACTGCGAAATGGCTTTGTTGAGCTCCATGTTAAGCTTTTCAATATCTTCTATATCAGTAATGCCCCATGCGTTTGATGTGTCCACAATGGAATTGGCAATGGCATACGGGAAACGGCTATACAGATATGTCTCTCTGGCCTTTTCTTCGTCCAAAGTGGGATTAATGTTTGGGTTGTTTTTATCCTCCAGGACGGCTTCGCCACCTGAACACACTACGATATAACGAAGGCCTCCTGTGTATTTGGGCTTTGCTTCCCTGCCAATAACTTTCCCTTTTTCATCTTTAATCTCGGCTTCTTCTTTGGTATCGTCACGCACCCACATCTTACAAACGACCGTTTCTTCGGCGTCAATATCAGTAATGTCCTGCGAACTCTTAAAATAATTGGACACTGACCGAACGACCGACTGAACGACGAGCAATAAATTGTTCGGTTTCTTCCCCTCGCCTGTACTTATTTCGCGGCGTTCGTCCCCTAATTCTTTAATAACGTCAACGTCCGGCCTGATTTTATCTGCAAGATTCGGATATTTCTTTTTCAGTTTACGGCAGCTTTCAACCCAAAATTCTACAACCGCTTCGCTCTTTTGAAATTGTAGAATGTCTTTTAATTTTACAGGATACCACCCGAAAAACATTGGATCGATAATGTCTGTCTCAACTATACCTAGTCCGTTGGCACCATCGGCATTAAAAGGAATTCCCTCAACGGCGATTCCGTATAACTCGCCATTATTGACGGACATTTCAAACTTGGTCTGCTGTTCTTCGTCAACCCACCAATCCTCGGCTACACGCTGCAGATCAAGGGCAATTTCCTTTGATTCGCCATCATCTATGGAAAATTTAGCAGAAACATCGAATGTCGGATTATTATCGGTCAGTGTATTAACCGAGCGCATGACGTGGGTATGAATCAGATTAGCGGAAATCAATGGAACATCTTTGGACGATGCTTGTTTCCAGTGGCGGTTTCTCCGGAGTTTATAGTTCTTATTATACATTTCCGGCAGGCCGAGGGATATCTTGTCGGCAATAACAGCAGCCAGGACTTGATATACTCTTTTTCCTACGTCTTTATTTCCCTCCGGCGGGATAAGGGCGGTTTCTATATTATCCGGCATTGACTTTCTCCTTATGCTTAATTCTCATGTGATTGGTGTATCCTGATTTATTGGTGAACTGCTTGTTACACTTGGAGCAGTAATTAGTCGGAATGGATTTAACTCCTTCGCTGTCTGAAATATCGCCTTTTGTATGTCCATTTCGCTGACTACCATCAATCCCTTTTTCTTCTTCTTTGCTTTCGACGGGCTGAACACCATCCGCTTGCCCCTGTTGAATCTCGGTTTTGCCATCGAATTGTTCTCCTACGTTTTTAAGTTTTAAAGCATCCTTTGCCGCTTTTGGTATAAACAATACCTCTCCGTCGGGAACTGCATCGCTTACAATAACCTTGATGGGCAAACACTCTCGCGCTCTTGTCTCAGCTTCTTGATCTGACATCATTCCTACCGGAGAGAATAGTTGTTCTCTATCGAGTATGTAGTCGCGGTCACTTCCCACGGGAGACAATGAAAATCCTGTTGGTGTGATGTTCAATATTCTATTTATGTCCAGTAATACGGTGTTTGGCAGGATCATCGGCCTGTGACCACCATAAGGGCAGCGCATAAACTCAAATTCACATCCGGGATAGAACGGATCGGGAAAGCCATGTGCGGCATCGGGGGACTTGATCATGTCGCCGGTGAGCGGATATTTAATTTTCTTGAGGTTAATAATGCCTATGATTTCATCGCACATCTGACATTTGACCTTAAAGATAACTGGCGTAAAGTAATAGGAAAATAGTTTATTCATCTTATAAATCCTCCACTGGCACATCAATCCAATCGCTCCATATCGGCGGTTGAATTCCTGTCTCGTTAGGATTTGTTTGTATCCTGTATTGCAATCTTCTATATGTGGAATCAGAAGATAAAACGGCGCTTTTGAGCGGCGGTTGATAATCTTTGTAATCGTGTATTACCCATCGCAATTCAAACATGATCTTCCTCCTCTAATGTCTGGACTACTGGAGCTTTGTCGGGAATATCGATTCTCAGTTCATCCCATGGGTCGCGTTCGTGGGTGAGCTCGTCCTTTTTGGGTTGTTGTGGACGTGATAATACCGGCCTTCCACCGAGTAAACTTTCCATGGTGCCGTGCTTCTTGCCCATCTGATAGCCGGCAAACAGGGCTATATAAATCAATACAAATACGACTAACATGATCAATACTGTGTTAATGTCCATCAATATCACTGAAAGTTCTCCCTTCTATTCCTTCGTAATAATCCTGATTTGCTTCATACTCAAAGAAAGCGTTGTTTTCCTTCTCGTTGTCCAATGCCTGCGCCTCGTATGTGTCATGCACAACGCGCTCAGTCATGGCGATATGGGCTTGTGCCTGAGTTATTTGAGATTCGGGTAGGCGTAGTTTGATTGGTCTAGCCATACAGATATGGCAGGCTTCATCATAAACATGATCTTCCTGCTCAGTGTCAACGTCTTCAAAGGTATCATCCATGGATAACGCTGGTATTGTCCGCAGAAAATCTTTGCAGGTATTATATATCTGCATCATTGGCCTATCGATTTGTGCTCCTGATTCGTTTCGGGGAACAAACAACCGTTCTCTAAATTGCTGGATCTTCTGTTTTCTTCCGGGATCGCCGCGGGTAAGGAAAATACCAAAACGCGCAAATGTTTCAGCCGTACTTGGCCCCTGCCCTCCGCCTTTGTAATCCGGTTTCTTATTCCAGCAATCCGGACCGGCGAGTCTGATTAAATTTTGTCTTCCAGATATTCCTATGTCCTTTTCGCGCCGATTGATCTCCTTTGCTATCTCAGTATCAGTCATGCGTAACCCTTCGTCGGGCATTCCAGAGCCGCCATACCACTCACTAAAGCGATAAATGCGCCCTTCTTCGTCAGCCCACCACCAACCTATCGAGAACGGCTTGCCGTAACCCCAATCAAATGTCATGTAAACCCATGCGTGTTTTGGTACTGGTATTGGCTGAATGATATGAGCATCTGTAAGAAGAAATGCTTGACCGATATAAACATCCCAATCGCCATTAAGCCATGCGGCCCTTAAGACCGGATCGGATATTGATTTCAGTTTGTTGACATATTTGGGATCATTATCGCAGAGGATTCTGTTATCATCGAGGAAAGAGGGAATATAAACTCTGGTCTGTCCTTCTGAATCTGTTATAACGGTGCCGGGCTTAACTCCGAAAGTCTTGCCGAGCTTGAAATATTCTTTAACCTGATTATGTCCCGGCCCACCGGGATTTCCTGTGCCGAACATATGACAAGGCACACCATAAGGCGAACGGTTAGAACCTTTTAATTTTTCCACCATCTGCGTGAAGAAGGGAAACGTCGTGCATTCGTCTATACTGATCTCGGTGTATTGTTGCCCTACATGATCCATAACCATAGACAAAGATTGAATAGCAGGCATAATTACCTGCGCTCCGCCCCTGAAGCGAATGTAGTTTGTTTGCTGATCTCCGCCTATTCTAGTTGCTGGCAATCCCTCTCCAATCATTCCGTCAATTCTCCTGCGTAGTTCTGCAAACTCTTTATATTTTCGCCGGACAATAATACCGTTCCACTTATTTCCCCACTTCTCAGCCCCCGCAACGTGACGGCCCCAAAGGCAATCACTTTTACCACCACCACGGGAACCACCAAAAAAAGGAAAGTCAGCCGGACAGATAGCGGCATACGCTTGGGGTCCTGGCTGCGGTGTCCAAAATGCCATTACTTATCTTTCGCCTTCTTAGTCATGTTTTGATAACTCTTTTCCCAATCCTGAATGCTCTTAAACTCTGGTGGCATATTCGTCAGGGTTACTTCTAACGTCTTTGGATCGTCAGCGCCGGGCTTTACTCTATCGAGAATCCCAAGAAGAGCTTTTACTTTGTCGTGGAGCTTAAATTTTCGCTTTCTCTTTACGACCGATCCGCCAACTTCAACGGTATCTTCCTCAATTGCCATAACAACGGCGGACAAGTCTCTTTTTAGGTCGGTAATATCAATAAGTTTAGTCGTCTCAACGTCGCCGACCTTATCTTTTTTGTAAAAATCAGCCATATTAACAAAGCCGATTCGCGCCAATTCCTTAATGACTTCATCCTGATTGACCATCGTCCGCTCTGCTATTAACCGCTTTCCTTCTGTAATTGCGGCTACAACAATCGGATTTTTCATAAGAACGAACGCTTGCTGCGCTGAAGACTTTTTACTATATCCCGCTCGCTCCGCTGCTTTTTGTTTATTAAGATCAACAAGATACTCTTGAACAAAACGCCCCATTTTATCAGGAAGTTTTGCGATTAATTCTTCATAGGTTTGTTTGGGATTATCGCTTTTAGATTCGTTTTGAGACGGTTTTTCCGGTGAGGCTTTAATTTCCTTTTCAGCTTTCTTCGTCTTTTTTACAGGTTTTTTCGCTTTTTTCTTTACTGCCATGCAAAACACCCCTGTTAAAATTGCCTATAAATAATCTTTTTAACCAGAGCCTAGCAATAATGAAGGCTGGAAAGAGCCTTCTATTTTCGCGCCCTTAGTTATATTTTTTGTAGCCTCTAACGGCTGTAAATTTTTTAATGACCAACATAAACGAAAATCTATATCTTCTGGCCTCTCGTAATTAAATACCGCTATTGGCACTTTATGATCTATATGCCAATAACTGCCGTAATTTCCCCATGCCATCCCTGGCTTAAATTGCTTCTCAATGTGTTTTTGTAACTGTTCAACCGTATAACCAACAAGAGATTCCCAACGACGGCCTGCTTTTGTATTTTTTTTAATAGAACCCCATATTCGAGACCTTATGCTGTTGCTCAACTTCCCCTTTGGTGTGCTATTTATCTTCGCACAATATTTTTTTACTGCTGGCTTTATACGTTTCGAGTCGCACTTCTTACACGTCCGTTGAAATCCGTCTTTGGTTTTAGTTGACTTATAGAAATCAAATTGCGCTTTTTCAATCCCACATATCGGACATATTTTTAGAATTTCAATTCGCCTAATCTTCCCACCATTAGCGAGATAAAATTCAATCGCTTTATTTAAAGCTTCTGATTCTTTTTCCATGGCTCTATTATACTATGGGGTTTTTGGGCCAAGATGTAACTGTTTCTGAAATCGACGTAACTACGCCGTGAATCCAACATAACTACGACGATAAACTACTTGACATTACCAAATATGTGCCATTTTTAACTATTCAACCACTGCTGTATTTTCTCTTCAGTTATCCAATATTCACGGCCTACAGATTTCGCCGGAAGGCGATCTTGTTTTCGCTTGATCAGCTTCCGGACGAAATCCTTGCCTTTTCCTAGTCGAACAGCAATCTCGCCGAGTCCGCGGTATTCTTTTTTTATTTCAACCTCAGCCATGGGCACCTCTCTAATTAGGGAGAAGAAGACCTGTTGTCGCTTTAACATAGGCCTTTTTAATATCTTTATCGTTTAGTTCCGCAATATACACCGGTTGATCAAACAACTGAATCTTGTCGGGCGCTCCATATAAATCAACCAACTGCAAGCCGCCTTGCGCCGGCATAAGCGCTTGCGGTTTAATAATTTCGATTATTTTCTCTTCTGAATCAGGT